CCACCCATTTTATTCCACGTTTTATATAATTCATTTGCACAATCATATACACGTAAAACATGATCAACATAACCACCAGCAAATGCTGAATGATGCCAATTTTTACTTGATGCAGGCATCATCATCATTCTTTCTTTATATTTTTCTAAAAAAGGAATTAATATATCAGTTCGTTCTTTAGATATATTTGTTTTTATTTCTGTAATATAACGATCCCAATTTGATTGAATTTTTTCTGCTGATAACATAACCTTTTTATTTTTTAAAGTGGACGTGTATTTTGAACTCCTCTAGCACCATAATTACCTGTTTGTGAAATTGTAATCATATTTTGAAGTTCTTCATAACGTTCTTTTAATTCTCCTTCATCCATAAATCTAAGAGCTGCTTTTTGTTCACCTCTTTTTATTAATTGATAAAGTCTAGATAAGGATTGATCTAATCTATCCATTGCTCCTTGTACTTGTCTTTCGTAAGCCATAATATTATTTTTTATTTGATTTAATTGTAGTACCCTTTTTTGACATATCCAAATCTTTTTTACGGGGTTTTTTTCTTATTATTTTTTCTTTATAGGGATAATAATTATCCTCATATTTTTCAAAGTCTCTAATCCTTTTCATTATATTTATCATATTGTGAATTACACCAAATCATATTTTCTTTTAACATTTTTTTCTTATCTGGTGGTATATTTAAAAAATCTATAGTTTCAATTAAAAATCCAATAGCAGTTATACGGGTTAATTCTTCTTTTGTTCCCTTTTCTTGTATAAGTTTTTTAAGTAATTCAACACTTTTAAGATATTCTTCTTTTTTTAAATCTGC